TATCTGCAGACCATAATCCGCAATGGAAACATTTGCACATGTATAAAAATTTACGAGCAATGGATTATGAAATCATTTGGAACAACAGAAATCAAAATCTAAATGCTTATGGTATATGTCCTGCGGCCAACACTAAGCCAATGGAATGGGCAGATTATATTTCAAATTTAATACAGCAACCTGATATAGGCGAACACTGGTTATACGGTATATCAGAAGTAGACGAGCAACTTTCTCATATGGGGTGGAACGATTGGCAGAGCGTTTAGAAATAATTAAATGGAGCGAATATCAAAAAGGTATTGCGCCGTTATGGAAAGTAGAAGATCCTAGTACTATTCCTATATGGAATAATCCCTACCATATTGTACAGTATCCGCCACACATGTGGCACACAGAAATAATTTTATTTCCTGTAAGATATGTTGTAGATGATGTACCTGTTGCATACACATGTGTTTACAATATCGATGATATGCTTATTAGAACAAGAGGTATATTTGTAGAAGAAGAGCACCGAGGCAAAGGCTACGGTCATAAAATGCAACTAGCACAATGGAATCTATTTCCTACTACGTTTTATAGAGCGTTTGGCTTTTGGCGAGAAGACTCTGCACCACGTTTCCAAAAATATAGTGATATGAAAATAGTCCCTGAAACTGATTGGATTTACAGTGACTTTAGCAAAGTTAATATGCGATTCCTGTATGTTGATCGAGGACCAAAACCCACTGAAGAAGAAATAAAGTTAAACAGAGAATTTATAGATTTACAAAGAGCAAAGTTTAGTCTAGGCGGAACTAATAATTTAAATGTAGATTGGAATATTGTCGAATGGGACGATTATTTTCATACGCACAGAGGCAACTACGAAGATCTTCAAATTAATCTAAATTTTTAAATCATGCACGATAAATATTTGCATGAAAAAGAACACACTCGATCCCAGATGGGATAACCAAATAGTTAAGTATGACTTGGAAAAGTATAACTGGCGTGAATACTTTTTACAAGCAGTCCAAGACAAATACCCTCAAGTAACATCACTAGAAACAGTACACGAAGTATTTGAACCTAGAGAAATAAACGACTTTGTTTGGAACGTACAGCGAATTTGTAAAACAGAAGAGTTTGCAAGAATGCTGGATAACTTTGTAGAAGATAATTTTGCAGAGCTATTAGACAACGAAGATTTTATGATTCAAGATGTTGTAGGTATGAGGGTTGTTATACCTAATCAAAGTAAACATGGTAGAACACTAAACTTTCACCAAGGTATTTGGTATGGACACGGACCTGGCATGTACAGTATCTGGACTCCTCTTACTGAGGCATATGATACAAATACTATGCAAATTTTACCATGGAAAGAAAGTAGAGAGATAACTCAAAACACCTACGACAACAAATGGGACTATAAAAAAATACAAGAAGAATGTTTAAAATATGCTATACCATGTAATACATCACCTGGTCAAAGTTGGCTGTTTCAACAAGGTCACATTCATGGTAATGTAAACAATGATACAGATATTACTCGCTGGAGTTTCGATACTAGAGTATTATTAAAGGGTGGTAATTACGGCAAACGTAGACCAGGCGGTTACTTTAGATTGTTTAAGACATATAGAAAGCCGATGGCAAATATCGATACAAGTCTAAATTGGATTAACTATATTGATATGGAAACAAAGTTTAATAAAACTACACCATTCTTTTGGACTTCTATGGTAATGGATCAATTCTGTAAAGATGAGGGCATAACACCAGTTGACTATCCACTAGAGTTGAGTTTCTGCACATGGGAACCTATGCTAGAAGATTTTATCAAAGACGAATACATAGACGGCATCATTATACCTAGTATATTAGGTATGACTGGAGATAAAGATCGAAGAGATTATTTACTCAACTTGGCACTGGAAAACAAAAAGCCGATTATATTTGTAGACGAAAGAATACTAGTAGATAGTCAAGATGAAATCAATTATATTAATAGTTTACTTGAATTTATTAATGATGAGCCGGAGCCAGATTTACTGCTAGGCCACACAAGATGAGTTTAGATCACGTTTTACCTAACTGGGATAACAAAAGTTATCATTATGATTTGGAAAAACATAATTGGCCAGCATACTGGTTAAACGTGGCTAAGACAAAGTTTCCTCAGATAGAATCCTTAGAAACTATACATAAGGTATTGTCTGCTACAGAGATTACTGAACTGGGCAGACATCTGCAGAGTGTTTGTAATAGTAAAGAGTTTATCGATAAAGTAGATCAGTATTACAATGACATTGTTCCTGATCTAATTGATCAAGATGAGTACATGATACAAAGATTTTTTACTGTTAGATTAGTTATTCCTAATCAGGGTAAAGTAGGAAGACTGCTACAATTTCACAAAGACGAATGACAGGCAACGGAATTGGAATCCTCACAGTATAGACGCCTATTACAAAATGTTATGAAAGTAACAGTATGCAGATTGTAGATACTGCACAATCAGATCGTATCAGTAATTCTTGCATTGCAGAAAGATGGGATAACGATAAGATACAAGAAGAGTGTTTAAAGTATGCTCAACCAGTTAATTTAACTCCTGGTGAAGTATTTTTATTTCAACAACACCATATGCATGGAAATATTAATAACGATACAGATATAACTCGTTGGAGTATGGATGGCAGAATTCTTCCAAAAGGGGGCGAATATCACCGGAAACTACCCGGTGGTTATTTCCGTTTTATAGGTGAGCAAATAGATGATCGTGTTATAGACACTAGTAAAGATTATATAAGTTATGCCGGATGGAATAACAAATGGAGTAGCGGTATTCCTTTACCTATGCAACGAGCAACTATAAACAAATATTGCAATGACAACAATATAAAGATAAACGATTATCAATTTGAAAACGAATTTTTAGATTGGTATCCTGCATTAGAAAAATTTATTACAGGGTATAATGTACAAGGCATTGTGATGTGTAGTGTGTATAATTTGCCTGATAGCCCTTTTGATAGGTTTAGATTATTACAACTAGCAGTGGAAAATAATGTAGAATTACATTTTGCTAATGAATTATGCAGTGTTAGAGGAAAAGAAGATATTAAAAAAATATTAAAAATATTCGAGTATGTGAAATGAAATATAGATATCATGTTGTATACGAACCAGGTTTCGTAAATTATACAGGCAGTAATGTCAGTGAGGACTTCTATTGGCATTTAGAGCCAGAAAAAATTATGGAAGTACCAAACAGGAAAACTGTTACTTGGGAACTAAACGATTTACCGTTAACACAAAAATTTGTGCAGTGTTACAAAAATAAGATTCACTCTATTTGCTACGACCAATTAGTGAGACGTAGGAAAAAGTCTTGGCGTATGATTGCTGATATCTACAAAGGCTTAACAAAGAAAGATGTTATGGCTAGTAGAGAAGAAATGAATAACATCATTGAATTCTTGAACACAGGCTTTCAAGAACACATATGGTTTACTATACCATCAGAATTGAAACTTAACACCGAAGATATTTACGATAAGAGGGATAAAAATTTAAACGAACTGCATGATCATTTTGAAACAAGAATGGTTGAACTAGAAAGCAAAATTACCAGAGGAGAAATAGATCAAGAACGTGCAGAGCAACTGTGGGATAAATTGCAATCTATCAATTTGTTAGTTCACTATAATGAAAGACTAGGACAAGAGCAACACATAGACAATATGGATAGTGCAGACCCAAGTTACTTTACAAGTTTAAAATGCGACTCCCCTATACGAACAGAGGTACGTTTACTACCAGAAGACTATGAACATTTTACTATGGTTAGATCTAGTAATGCTTTAACATTAGACTTTGGCACAGTAGGAAAAGACTTGTTCACATGCAGTGTTACTAATGATCAAGAACTTGTGTATAAAGATATGATAAGCCAGCAGTGGGAACTTAACCCATGGGTACAATACGACTTTACTAGTTGCACACATGACGAATGGCACGGTGATCAAATGGAACTTTACAACAAGTGGTTAGTAGATCACAAGATAGGTGATTATTTAGATCTAAGTGATCCTAAGTATACACCTGGCAGACACATGTTAGGCGAATGTATCAGTCATAACTTTACTTGTAGTGCAGACTTTATTAAAGAAGTTATAAACGATACTCCTAAAATACATGCGTTTTTTATCACAGATGAAAACAACAAATCAATATTATAAGGACTATAATGGAACAACCAGAACTTTTTCCAAGATTAAAAAATGGAATGAACGACTCAATAGTAGTATCAGCATTACAATCTGAAATCCCTCAAATGGCACCCGATGTGGTTTTAT